CATGACTTCAATCTCCTTTTCTTTGCTTATCTTCTTTAACTGTCTTTATCTTACCATATCTTTATCCCTTTGTAAAGTGATATTTATAATTCTTTTAATTTTTTTTCATCCTCTTCGTCTCTTACATATTCCAATAGCTGACCCGGTTGCATTTCTAAGATGTTACATACAGCATTTAAAGCCTTTAGCGTTATAGCTGTATCCTCGTTCTTTATCTTGTTTAACGTGTTTTGACTAAGTAAATTAGTAGTTTTAGCCTTATATGTAGTAAATCCTTTTCTTTGCAGTGCATCATATACATCAATTTTGTATTTTAACATTTTTCATTACCTCCTATTTACTACATTATATATTATGTACCCTTTTCACGTCAAGAGAAATATTATCATAAAAAGTGACATTTTCTATTGACATAACTTTTTAAAGTGATATAATAAAAGTAAATTAAGAGAACAAAGCAATCAGAAAAGGAGATAATAAGATGAAAAAATTAAGAAAAGAAATTGAAAAGTTAGTTGAAAATGAGGACTTCGTTTCTTATGAAGAGTTCATTTTCGAACTGGAAGAAGAAAAAGAAGAAGTTAAAAAATATCTCGAATGGAGAGCAAGCGGTGGGAAGATGAACACTGAAACACTTCCAGACGGATATGTAGAAGCTTGTAAGAAAATTTTAGAAAGAATTTAGGAGGTTGAAAATCATGGATTATTACAGAGGTAGAAAAATCGACAAAAAATTTAAAGAAGAGGTTGCTAAAAATTCAGCAATCCGAGGTTATAAAAATGCGGTAAAAATTTTCATTTACCGTCAAGATTTAGAAGCTTCTTTACTTTGTGATGAACTAGTTGATAATCTTTCTAAGCTTGGTTTTAGCTTGGAAGAAATCGAAGCTTTAGAACTCGAAGCCTATGGCGAAAGAGAAAAAGAGCTAGAAAAATTCGATAAGGAACACCCTAACTGGGAGCAACTTATCAATGCATAACATACACCACCCACCCCGGAGGTTACGAGGGTAGAAAGTTGGAAAATATGACTAAGAACGCAGAAAAGAACGCAAGAACAATGCTAAGCAGATTATCAACCGAACAGCTTATAAAGGAATTTGACATGACTGAAGATATACCAATTACTCTTGAATTGTCCATGGTCCGTGGTTGGATTATGGATGAACTGGAAAAGAGAAATCCAGAAGCTTTTGACAAATGGCTTGATCTTGATTATCCAGATAATGAATCATTAAAAAAATTATATTTAAACGCATAGGAGAATGTATCATGAAAAAAATATTATTATCTATCATCTTAACAGCAATCATTACCGCAGGTATCACAGCTAACTACATCATCACGCATCAGCAGGTAAGCGGTACAACCGGAAACTACAACATAGAAATTTTAGATCACAACTTTTCATATAGATAACATTAAGGACCAGAAAAGCTCTGGTCCTTCGCTGAAATTTTCTTGTACATTAGTAATATAATATGTATAATTCATTACAGAAAGAGGTGTTTATTTATGGCTTTAAGAGAATGTGTTGTATGTGGAAAAACTTTTGACGGTGCTCCAGGAGCAAAATATTGTTCAGAAGAATGTAAAAACGCACCACGATATACAAATGAATTTAATGGAGAAAAGTGGGGAAAATTAACTATCATAGATGCTTATAGAAAAAAAGGAAGAATTTATGCCATTTGCAAATGTGAATGTGGAAATACAAAAACTGTAAGATACGATGCTTTAACATCTGGTCGAACTCAATCTTGCGGATGTTTTGCCGAAGCTAATTACTATAAACCATTTGACCTCACTGGTAAAATTAACGATTATGGTTGTAAAGCAATTAAGCAAATAAGAATTGGAAATCGGTATAAATGGGAGTGTGAATGTTCTTGCGGAAAGCACTACCTAGTTTCTGCCGGACTGTTTTACAAACAAATGTCTTGTGGTTGCTCACATCAAAGAAGTGCCAGAGAAAACCTCAAAAAGGCAGCGAAGACATGTGAACAAGGATATATAGAAAATACATCCATTATATCAATCAAACCTAGAAAAATGCTACGGAATAACACATCTGGAGTTCGTGGTGTTAGTTGGGACAAAAATCGGCGAAAATGGGCTGCTACAATAGTATTTAAAGGCAAAACATATTATCTAGGAAGATATCATAATATAGAAGATGCAGCCGCAGTAAGAAAAGAAGCCGAAGATGCTCTCTTTGGAGATTTTCTTAAATGGTTTCAAGAAGTGTATCCAGAACGATGGGAAAAATTCAATAAAAAGGCAAAAAAAGAAGAAACAGAGGATTAAACCCCTGCTTCTTCTTTTATATTCTTCAGATTTTCTTTTAACATCTTCACACACTCATTAAATCCGTCACGTTTACCGCTGTAATCGTCCATAGGCGGTATTAATGTACATAGGGTATATAAGTCTTGCTTATTCATTTTAAACTCCTTTAAATCATGCAATTATCGCACAAAATATAGTTGATAACACACATACATAAGATGATAACATTGCAATTTTTAAAACTTTTTGTATATTTTTATCATTTTTAAATTCCTGTAATGTACGATTTACTACCAGATCAACACAAAAAATTAATAAATATATAGCCGTTGTTGCTCCACATAGTCCCAGTGATGTTTCTGCAATACCATACATCACTATAAATAATATATTGCTCACTTTTTAGCCATCCTTTCGTACATTTCGCAAGTACACGTTAGCTTGTTAACCTGTTGGCACTTTTCTAAATACATCTTTTCCATTTCTTTTATGTCCTGCGGTGTCAATCCTGTTTCTTTGTACTCAAGAAGTTCTTTTAATGCTTTATATGTTACTGTTCCACGATATCCCCATCCCCTGGACTCTAATAAACTTATTTTAATTTTAATCATCTCTATTGATAACCCTGCCATTCTTCTATTCCTCCATCTCATAATTCAGCAGCCTATTATAACGCTCTTGAATATCACAATATGCGTCTTTATAATGTTCAAATTTACTTTTCATCTCGTTAACTTGATCTGGTGCCAGTTCTGTCTCCCTGTACTCTAAAAGCTCTTTTAATGCCATTACAGTTACTTTGTTTAAGAAAGTGTTTTCAAAGCTCCTGTATCTATCAAGTGCGTTCTTGATAACATCATTGTTAAGATTTACTTCTAATAACTCTTCATTCTTATTCGTTATGTCGTACTGGGTAACGCCTAACATTCTTGCAATTCCTGCCATTGTCTCTTTGTACGCTAAAAGTTCCTCTAAGCATTTTTCTGTTTCTGGCTCATCTTCATATTCTTTTTTAAAATTCAAAAGTTCTTGGATTCTTTCTTTTGGTATCTCTGTCACTTTCTTCCCCTCCTGTTCCTGTTTAAAGCATTTCTTTTTATCTTCTTTTCCTTGTCCTCTGACCAGTAATAAGGATTCTTTTTCTTTATAACGTTCTTTTCTTTCTCATTTCTGGCTTTGAACTCTTTATAACCGTCACATTTTGTGTGACAATCCCAACTTCTACCAGTTGCTTCTGTGCATCCCATACAAACACATTTCATGTAATCATTCCTTTATAACTTGATAACCCTTTGTCCTCTGTCATACTGATTAAGTATTTTATCCAACACTTTTATTGCTTCTTCTCTTGTTTCACATTTCTTGATAGTGTATACATTATATAATGTCACACAACTTACCTCATATCCATTTACTGATTCAGAAACATATAACCTAACGGCATGTTGCATATTTATAGCCGTTGCATCATCAATTTTTATTAACACTTAAGTCCTCACTTTCTCCCCAGTCTAACCGATTTCCACACTCACAAACTGCTGTCCATTCCGCTACATAGCTTTTACATTTAGGACATCTGTATAACGCAACGTCCTGCTTCTTTAAATTTTTATGTCGTTCTCTTATCGGCAGGCTGTTAAATACAGCACCGATGTGTTCATAATCTTCTAAAGTCATTGTAATCGTATCTCTTGCTTTAGCGGACTGGCAGAAGCCACTGCCTACCAGTCCTAAGATAATGCCAATGATAACAAGTAATATTTTTAATATCATTCTTTCAGCTCCTCTTCTTCTAACATCTTTTTATAGTTTTCCTCTACCTCTTTATTAGTAGCTACTCCATAGGCAATTTTGTTCGTTATACAAGGTTCTTGATTTTTAAAAATACAAACAGGGCATACTCTTTTACGGCAATAATCATCTAAATCTTTTTCCTGTTTTCTTCTTTTTGGATTCATGTCACAGGTCATTGTTGCAATAACTATCCCTGTCTTTGTATCTGTCACTACCATTTTTGCTTTTTCAGAACGATAATAAGTATTTGATTCTAACGCTCCGACATCCATCTTGTTTTCATTGATTGTCTTTTCTATGCTTTCTAAAAAACACTGTGCTACCTGCTCCGCTATTGTCATAGTCGTTCTCCTTTTCAATCTCCCATTTACCGTAGTAACCTTTTGTCATTTCCTTTAGCTGTGTCAGTGCCATGATGAAATTTTCAAGTTCGCAGGTATCCGTAAAATTTATTATCACTTCACTGCCTGTTTCTTCTTCCATGGTAACTGGTCCACCAACAGTTCTCCTAAAATTTAATGTTACGTGCAAACTATTGTGTTTTTCTGTTCTCATGCTTGTTCTAATACAGTCCACATTTTTATCAGCTCGATTTGAATATATTTTCATTCTCCCACCTCTAAATCTTTCGCAAGCTTGAATCCTGTTCTCCCAACATTTCTAAGATTTTCTTTAATTAGCGTCTTTTTCGGTGTCCTGTTTCTGTCGTACCAGTTCCAGTCGTTGTCCTCTCTTGCTTTTTTCTTTGTTTCATAACTTTTCTCATACTGATATTCTTCTTTTGCCATCTCTAGGCAAGCGATCATGTAATCTATTTGTTTGATAACATCCATGTTCTTTCTCCTTTACAAATATCTAAACCATCTAATGTAATTGACCTACAAAGTGAATATTTCATTCTATAAATCACATAAAACTTAAAACAATCTGTTAATACCTCAATGTGGCAAATTATAATGTCTGATTCTTCGCACTGATGAATAAGTGCAAGTTCAAGTTTGATGCGTTTTTCTAGTTCTTCGTCTGGCATAACAAACTCCTTTATTTAACCTTGTTAGTCATTCCACATATTTAATAAGCCGTCAATGTCTCTTCCTAATTCGCAATAATCATCTTCGATTTTGCTTCTTAAAATTTCATATAAAGCATTTATGCTTGTTAAACACAACATATTTTCTTGATATATTACATAATTTGGTGTTATTCCATCATCTTTGTACAGACAATCAAATGCGATAACGTATATTTCATCTATCTCATTTATATCTATACATTCTTTCGTTTCCTCTTTGCCGCTATATACTTTTCTAAAAATCTTTTCATAAAATCTTACTAAGATTGCTGCTACCTCTTCGTCGTTTATACAATTATCGCTGATTCTTTCTGGATGGCTCATAATTGTACAAATGATTGCCTTTTTAACTGCATCCTTGAATTGTGTCTTTGTAATCACGTTCCCACTCCTTTACTTCATCATGCTTCTGTACGGCTCAAAGAAATCTTCTTTTCTTAACTCCATTTCACATTTAAGACAAATAAATTTGCTTTGTATTTTCATATCTGAATTTATTTGTATATACTCTCTTCCGATGTCCTCATTGAATAACCAACTATTACACCATTTGCACCTTGCTGTTGGCATTTTAAATCTCCTCATTTTCAAATTCCTTTATTTCTTTCCATGCAATAACCCTATCGTTACTATAGTACCTTGCCTTTTTGGCTGTTGCATTTCTCCATCCGCAGGAATCATGCCATGTTCTGTTTACGCAACCGCCTTTTATAGTTACTAAAACATCTTTGTTATCTTCTGGCAGATCAGCAGGATTCTTTCTTAAGTCGTGCCATCTGTATTTGTTTTGCTCGTCAAATAGGTAAGACACTACATCTAACACCTGCTTTTTTGTGATACTGTTTATTGTCGCTGCATCTAATACCTGCTGTATTGCTTCATATTTTTCATCTTCCGTAAACTCCTTTGAATCAATTTGCATAAATACTGCGAACGCTTTTGTAAAATTCATTCCTCTCCCTCACTTTCTACCCCAAAGATGTATTTAAGAATCATGTCTCTTCCCACTGCTTCGATGGCATCGTCTAAAACTTGTTTTGATGTGAACGGTACCGCTCCAAGTGGTCTGCGAACACTCCACACTTCATAGTCAAGTTTTTCATCACTGCTATCGTTATATGAAAGGTAAAAACTATCACTGCGTACCGAACCATTATGCTCCTTTGCATACCGTTCAAGTTCTACTTCTACTTTTTTCTTTTCTCTTGCAAACTCCGCTTCTTCTTCCGTGAAAAAGATGTTTCCTAATTCCCACATATCAAGATCGTCTTCATCATTAATCCATGTCCTTTTTCTGATTCTTCCAATATAATTAATGTAATAAACCGTATCCCCATACTGTGGTTTCTTTACCTTTACATCCTGTTTCTTGTCTGGTTCTTCTCCATTCATTTTCTTTAAAAGTCTGTAAAAATCCTGCTGTTCTGTTTCTGTAAGGTTATTAATATTCATTTTTCCAACTCCTTTGATATTCCAAATATTTTTTTAATGCCACTTCAAGGTCGTTATCCTTTAAATACCAATTATCAATCGAGATCACGTTTGTTAACTTGTTATATATTAATCCGCTTCTTTTTGAAGTTCCCTCTAATTCAATTTTAAGTTGGATGATAGTATCATGTTCCTTTCCAATAGTTTCAATGTCTAAAACATTGTTTGCTGTCACATTGTTAAGACACCGCATAACGTTTTTTAAAAGTTCTTCTGCACCCTCTGCTTCTTCCCACTGTGGTTTAAAAAAATATCTAATTGTTTTTTCATATCGTTCCGTATCCTCAATGATAAAACAATCATCTAATTTTCTTAATTTGTCTGATTTTACAAACTGTTTTGTTATTTTATTATAAATTTTCATTTCTTTCTCCTTTACTGTCCATTCTCTCCCCTGCCGTTAATAGCAGGGGAAATCATGACTTATACAACAAATAATTAAAGAGTTTTGTTGCTTATGCGTTGCGAGGATTCTTATTTAATTGTTCGTGTGGTATATAAAAATCCTGCTGTGCAACAAGCCTTTTCTGGCTTGAGTCTCTGCCCAATAAAAATGAAAAATGGAAGAATCTGAAAATACAAAAAAACATTATTTACAGTTACTTAGGCAGAGAATCAAACCAGAAAAGTATTATTTAGTTTTTATTTCCAGTAGACCGCACTGGATGTAACATGAATACCTCTAGGTTTCCTTTTGTTACTTTGCCGTTCTGCTTCAATTTCTTTTCTTACTTCATCCCCAAATTTTTCTGTCCAAAATGTAATCAAATACTCTGGAATCTTAAACATTTGTGAGCAAGATTTTGACGTATTGTTTTTTGTCAGTCTTGTCTTTACTACCATTTTTATGTATTCACGAGAATATGGGGCGTTTTCTTCTTTGTTTTCATCTAAGTTCTGTTTTTTCCATTTAAAGAGGGTGGATGAATCAATGCCGTATTCTTTCGCAACGCTCTTTACCTCATGTCTTGCGTTACTTTCCGCAACAACTTTTCTTTTAAATTCTGTTGTGAATTTCTTATACCCCATCTTCTTCCACCACCTTTCTGTAGATTGCCACGTTTCTGTCTGTTAGACTGTCATGACGTTTACCGCATACCTCAATACGTCCGTCCTGCACTAACTCCGTTAGCCGTGGTTGTACCTGCTGCCTTGTCGGTTCTAAGACTTTTTTATGCTTATACAACACCGTTGCGATCTCTCGTGCTGTCATAGCTTCGTATTCAAGCTGTTCAAGAATTAAGATATGTATTGCTTCTTTATTAATCTTTTTGTGGGATTCTCTTCTAGTCTGCTTGGTAATAGAATGGCTTCTAAGTGCTGTTTCATTACCAAAAAAACTCATTTGATACATTTTCCATCACTCCTTTTTCCTTACTCTAATTGCTTATGTAGTAACTGCATTTCTAAATCATCAAAGTCATAGTCTCTTTCGCAGGATAAAACACTTGCAGGATTCCGCTGTGACTTCGGTTCTGGTGGTTTCTCGTAGTTCTCGTCAAGGTAATCCACGTAACCGCTGTTAAAGAATGTCGAACCGTTCTGTGGTTTTCTCCAACTACTGTCCTTAGATAAATCATCCAGATACCTTTTCAAAGCTCTTTCTATTTTTTCTTCTCCTATCTCATACAGAGTCTTTTTCTTTGTGTCGGATACCTGTCCTTTACCACGTTTATTCGGGTACTGTTTCCAGAGTCTTTCAAAACATTCATTTATTGCTTTTTTGTTCGACTTTTCGCAATTTTTCTTTGCGTTTTCGTCTGTTTGTTCCATTTTTCGTTCCACTGGTTGTTCCATTTTTGTTCCATTTTCAACCACCGTGTTTTCCTTGGTAGTTGTTTCTGCAACTTGTCCACAATCTATGTACTTCTGATACTCATTTACTGTGTATACCGTGTACTTATTTGTGCTTTTTGTGGATATGTACCCTGTGTCCTTTAGCTTCTTAAGAGCAGTTCTGACTTGGTCTACTGTTAGCCCTGTTTCTGCGGATATTCTTGCACGACTTGAAACAAATTGTCCTGCCTTTATCTCTTTTCCGCAGTACCGCTTGTCCTCTAAATTTGTATGTAGTAGGCAATGATAAAACAATCTAAATACATTTGTGTTTTCATACCATTCCCAGTCTGTATTTATGTTTATTTGCATCATTGCCCTCCTGCTTAATATTTGTCTCCGTCTTCGTAGATTGTTATCTCGATTCTTGGATTCTTTGCATCGACCTTTATCCAGTTAACGATACCCTCTACCTGTTTCTGACCATCGTTTGGGAACACTCCTACTTCTACCAAGCTATCTAATATGTACTTAATAGCCGAAAAGACATTGTCTGGATCACGTCTTTTATTCTTTTCATACCACTTAATTTCCAGAATCACTGGGAATTTTATGTGCTTTTTCTTTAGCCATTGTGGTATGTATGCCTTGCAAATTTTTTGATTGTTTTTTTTGCATCTGGCACCTTTGTAGGGATTGGTCCTGTTTGCATAAATAAAAGTGTTAAGTCCGTCCAGTCTGCCTTGAATCGTATATGTTACAGCCATGACTTGCCAAACTCCTTTCTGAACTCTTCCCTGCTACCGATATTCTCTTCATAATATGTTTGAGCCATCGTCTTAAGCTTTGTATCTATGTCTCCATTTTTTCTGTTAAAATGTACACCGTTCGGATGAAAGTCTGGTCTTAGTGGTACGACAAATCCATATTTTTCACTTTTCTTCCTATTAGAACCGCCGAAAATATGATGTCTTTCCACTATGTAAGAACCTGTGTAAATGCAACAGTCCATATTTTCTGTAAATACACTAGTTAGCTTTTTCAAGTTTTACTCTCCACCTTTCTTCCATTTCTTTTATCTCCTGCGGTGTTGCTGTCTCAATTCCAAGCTCTTTTGCTTCTGCAACAGTTCCTTTTATTAGTTCAGACATTTCCTTTGTGTCGTAGGTATGACTCCCACGCATTACCAGATTGATTCTGAACAACTTACCTGCCTTATTGGTAGTTGTACTGGCTGTCGGTTGTAGGTGGCAAAATTCAAGGTCGTACACTTCTATATCGTTATCTAGCGGAAGTGATACAAGAGAACCATTTATAATCTCATGCTGTCCGTACTCTGCTATGAGTTTGTTCTTTATATATACCTTGCTGTTATCCGTTACTTCTGCAATCTTCCCAACCAGTACATGAAAGTATGCATTGGCATCTAAAGACCTGCCCTCACGATATTGAACAACCTTAAGCCGACATTCTTTATCTTTCAGTCTGTCATATTCCCCTCGTATGTCTTTTTCACATACAAGGGAAATAACCTGCTTGCCACTTTCAAAATCAATGGATATATCATGGATTCTGGCTTTAGTTTCCATTTAATCATCTCCATATTTTTCCTTTATTGCTTTTAACATCATTCCTGCATCATTTCCTGTGATCGTATCAAATGTCTTTCCATTGTTTGAACACCATCTATCTATGTCAATTTTGTGCATTGAACATAATTCAATCAATGTTGCTTTTTGCTGTTCTGTTGCTAGTGTATCTTCTACTGGGATGTAATCTATGTTTTCCTCTCTTACCCATAGATCGAATCCTAATCCTGTGTTAATAGCCACGCACTTAACAAACGATCTACAAGCACTTGTCCATACTCTCGCTTGTGTCATTGAATTTGCTTTAACTGGGTTTTTTCCATTCATAACAGGAGACTGCATATAATACACTTGATCGTCAATGCATACTTTAATTCTCGTTTCATAGCACTGATTCACATTTCCATTTTTATCTGTAAACACCTGTTCACTACAAAACAGACTGTTTCCTGTTTTTTCATTTTGGCAAAGTTCAAAATAAACTTTTTCTGCACCATTTTTTCTTAACAGATCAACACATCTTGCCCAATTTAAATACTTAAATCCATCACGATCTGAACAATATGGTGTTACATCCACTTTTACTAATTCTTCATAAGACTTTAACATATTTTTCATCTCCCCTCTGGTTCATATTCTCCGTTATACGGAATGACGTTTCCCTGCTCGTCACACTCTTTCACACTGCATACATCATCAAAACGAGCTTCTTTTAGTTCCTCTAATTCCTTTTTGAATTTTGGATTTCCTGTAAACACGTCCCACATATACTCTAATAGCCATGTTTTATCCTCTTCGTTGTTTCTTGCCTGCTTCCAGATATATTCTGTTGCATCTTCTTCTGGGATTACTGTCCCATTTTCGTCTGTATAGCCTGTCACAATCATGACTACTCACACTCCTTTGCTTCTTTAAGAATCTCTTCTACATCAAATTCTTTTGGTACTGTTTCTTCCTGCTCATTTTCTTTAAGCATTGCAAAAAGTCTAAGCACACTTGCTGTATATGCTAAATTTTCAAAAATGGTTTCAATAGCATCGTTATTCGCCATTCTTTCATTTAAGATTGTATTTGCGTTATCAAATGCTTCTTCTTTGTTGTATATCCATTCTTCATTATCTTGTCCGTAAAGTTTTACAATAAGTTTGCTATAAAACTCTGTCATGCCTGTTGCAATTTTTTTATCTGCTACCTTATTTTCCTCTTCTGTAAAACGTGGGTCTCTAGTTTCTTTCACTGCTTCAATAATTACTTTTCTTGCTGCATCTTTAAACTCTTTTTTTGTAATAATCATTGTCATATCTCCTTTTTCTTGCTATAATCGGTTTATACATTTTTTGTTAAGCACTTTAGACCTGCACGTCTGGGTGCTTTTTTTATTTCCATCCATCACGCTCTTGTGCGATTAATGCCAGTCCTGCGGCTACGCAAGTACCCATAAACCAGAATGGCATTAAATCTAATCCGCAGGCTATCAGTCCACACCCCATCATGAACGCTCCCATTTTCATTTAGAACCCTCCTCTCTGCATTGCTTGGTTCTCATTTGTTAGCTTTCTTATTCTCCATTTTTCAAATCTTTCTGTATCGAAAAATATAGGAGAATTGGACTTAGGACCTTTTTGTGCAAAGTCCTGTCCTCTTTCCCGATAAGCTTCATCCAGAAACGACCTCGGGAACCCCATCTTAACAAGTTCTCCCATCTTCATGACTGCTTTCGGGTATTCCATCTTTACTCCTTTCTCTTACTTTCCTGCTACTGTATCAATGTACTGTCTGATTTTTTCCATCGAATTTAACTTTCTGCCGTTAACTCTGACGACTGCGTCCGCCTGTTGTGCTATTGCTTTAGCGGTTTTTCTTCCAACCCCTAACACACAACGTAACTCTTCATCCGTCACTAGTAATCTGTTTTTTAGTACTTCTGTATCATTGCTTGCATACTTTGTTTTTTCCAACTTTGCCTCACTTTCTCCGCTTCTTCCTGCGGTAGTATCCTCTTTTCTTCATTCCTGCCTGTCTGAACGCTACTTTCTTGTATTTTCCGTTCTTCTTGGCTTTAATTCTTTGTCCCATTCTTTAAGTCTCCATCAATGTCGGTGTGATAGTTGTTAACTCCGCTTCCGTCCTGCTGAACGTATTCATATGAGTTAAACACATATATCCACACTGTATTTGTCGCTACCAATGCAATGAATGTAATTAGCCAGATTGCAAACCATCTTTTTGCTGTCTGTTTACTTTGCTCAATTACCTCTGTTGCAAAGTATTCTTCTAAGTCTTTCCACTGCTTTGTCTTATCTTCCATTCCGCACCTCTTTCTTGCGGTGTTAAAAAAATTGTGTTATAATCTTCTTGTTTCCGCTAGGCTAGTTAGTGGTTACATTCGCCCTGTGTGGTAGTTCCAGTACCGCATGGGGCATTTTTATTTCTTTAGTTCTCTTCTTCTCTTTTTGCTTTTGTAGTTGTCAATCATCACTGCTACAATCTCTAATCCAAGCACCGTAACAGCTCCTACAAAGCATCCTAAATAAAATTGTGGAATATACATCCCTTACCATCCTCCTATTCTGTCGATAAATTCTTTTAACTCTTTAACTTCTTTATCCTGTCTGGTTAATCCGAACTTATCACAGTTCTTGTAAAGTGCTTCTGCCATTCGCTTTACAAGTTTCTTGATTTTTCTTATCATTGCTAAATCTCCTCTAACAAATCTTCCATTGCTACTCCTAAAAATTTAGATATCTTCTGAATTTTTTTAAGACCGGGATTACTTCTACCTGCTTTCCAATCGGAAAATGTTGACTTTGTAATTCCTGTTCCTCTTGCCACTTCGGAATCTGTTAAATTCCTTTCATCTCGTAATTTACGATATTTCTCGTACATATTTCCTCCTTTCCGAACATTTCTATTGATTTTAGTTCGGAAATCAGTTATAATACAATTTGTCAAGAAAATATCATAACAAGAACTTACCAGATGGCTTGTTTTCGTTTTCCGAACTTGTAAGCTTATTATATTCGGAATTTCAGAACTTGTCAATAGTTTTTGTACGATTTTTTAGAACTTTTTTAAAAGGCGGTGCTATATGTACGAATTTTATGCAAAACTTCGTGACAAAAGAGGTTTGAAAGATTCCGATGTAGCAAGACTAGCTTGTATTTCTAAATCCACGTTTTCCGACTGGAAAGCAGGTAGAAGCAAACCTGGTCTTAAAAAGCTACAAAGAATTGCCGATTTTTTCGGAGTAACAGTTGATTACATACTGACAGGAAAGGAGAATGTAGAAAAAGATAACAGTGTTATAGACATCAAAGATGAACTAGAGAGAATGAGAGATTTACTAAAAAACAGAACTCAACATCCAATTTACTACGATGGGGAAAAACTTGACGATGAATCTCTTGATGCAATATTAGCCCAGTATGAAATGTCACTTATATATCTTGAACAGAAAAATAAGTGAAGAAAGGATATGAATGTATGAATCATAATCAAATTAAATCTATTGTATACAATTTGATTAAAAAATACGAAACCAGAAACCCCGTTAGGCTTGCAAAAGAATTAGACATAATTATCCAGATTGGGGACTTAAAAAAAATATCTGGTTGCTATTTAAAGATTCACGAAAGAGATTTTATTTACATAAACGAAAAATTATTAGACAACGAAAAAAAGTATCACGAGGTCTTAGCTCATGAGTTAGGTCATGCGGTCC